ATGTAGGTGGATACACATATACACACTCGCTCCGCTTTTATAAACCCTGGGGTGCTTCGCACCCTGCTGGCACTGCTTGCTGGCATGTGTAAACGCTATGCACTGGCATGCTTGGCACTCGCATGCACTGATTGCTAAGCGCTAGGGCAGTGCAGGGCTAGGACTAGCACCGGCATGCATCGCCCGTCCCCGTCCCCGATTGCATGCCTCGCCCCGCCATGCCTAGCGCCCCGCGTTTACACGGGCACGCGGGCACCGCCCCGCCCTCAAGCCGTCTCACTATGTGAGACAAACCGTCTCAAAAAAAAGTTTGGAAATCTGCCCGTTTCGGCTTGACATGTTTAGACTGATTGGATTGGATGCGCCCATAACTGAATACTGACGAGGTGGCAGAGCGCCACCCGTAGCGATTAGAACAAGTGTTCTAAGACTGGAGATAGACATGAACCGTGAGACATGGCTCAAGGAACTAGCGAATAACGCTATTTCTGCCATCGCTCAACGCGTGCAGTACACCGAGGAAGAAACCGCCGTGAAACTCTCGTGCGGATTCCCCGCCAAGCAGGGCAAGCGAAACCCCGTGCATGCCTCCCTCGTCCCTCCTACCAATTCCGAGGAGTTCTACGCGGAAATCTTCGTCACGCCGGAACTCTCGGCGAAACGCGAGGTAGCCGGTGCCGTCCTGCCTCTCCTCGTTGCCGTAGTGACCGGCGATTACCGGAAGCATGATGCCTACCGTAACGCCATCCGTGCACTCGGTCTAAACGGTAGCGAGTTACCTACATGGGCGCGGGAGATTGTCGACAATCTTCCCGCCTACCCTCACGCATCGCTCACCTTGCCCGAGGTGAAGAAACAAACTACGCGCCTGCTCAAGGTGGAGTGCGTGCCCTGCAACTACATCGCCCGTGTCTCGCGTGCAACGCTTGACCGTTTAGGCACACCCGTGTGCCCTGCATGCCGTCAATCATTCACCGAGAACAACTAACCGTCTAAACGACAAGGAGACTGGAACCATGGAAACTTACGGCATCGAACTAGAGGTGTCAGACCTTGCAATATCACGCGCTCAACACCTGCTCAATCAAGCGGGGTTGTCGTGGCGCGTAAAGATGGACGGCACCCATCATGTAAGCGCCGAGGCAGTTAGCCCCATCCTTGACGGTAGCCGTCTAAACGAGGCACGCACCGCCACGCGAACCCTTCGCATCGGTGGCGCTACCGTCAACAAGCAGTGTGGGCTTCATGTGCACTTAGGTGCGGACGAGTACGGCATCGAAGGCATCGCCAAACTCGTCTGGAACTGGAATCTCGCTCACGCGACTATTTCGGCACTCGTTGCCCCGTCCCGCATCGGAAACCGATTCTGCCGAGAGGTGCCACTGGCAGAACTTGATTCATGGGTGGAGTCCGTGCGTAATGGGTCAATCCGTAACGCGGGGATTCACGGGCGTTATTACTCGCTCAATCTAAACGCCTACCAAACCCACGGAACGGTGGAGTTCAGACTGCACCACGGCACCCTCAACGGTGCCAAGGTCGAGGCATGGGCTAAGTTCGTGAGCGCCATGGCACGATTCTCGAAAGCGGGTTTCTTGCTCAACACCGCGGACGATTGGCACCAACCCGAAAGCCGATTCGAGTCGGTCATCCGGTTACTGGATGGTCTGGTTACCGCCGGTGCACTGGATGAGGTCACCGCCTCATTCCTCAAGGGTAGAGCAGAGGAGTTAGATGCCCGCTAACGCGGGCAGGGGTGGAAAGCGTAGGCGGGTGCAACTCCCGCCCATCCCACGAACGCCACGGAAAGACCGTGAGCGTTTACACGGAAGGACTGGAAACATGGACAACGCAACCGCCCGCGAGGTGTTCGCAAGAGACATCGCGCTCGTGCTGGAGAATGATTACAACTCGTACAAGGTGATAAGGGATGAGGCAATCCGTCTAAACAATCCCTACACCCTTGCCGAGTTCATCCGCAATCATGTCGAGGCGCTAGTCGAGGAAAGTATCAAGGCACACGGTGGAACTGGTGCGCTACTCATCCGACAACTCTGCCACGGCTGGAGTCTGGATGCCTACGCAGATTACGCCCGCGACATTCTCGAAAGTGAGCGTGTCTAAACATGAAGGTAACACCGCGTGGCTACTTCGTAGCCGGATTCGTGAGCGCACTATTTATCGGTGCGCTCTGGTATCTCACTTCGCACATCTGGATTCTCGATGGTGCGTACTGTTTAGACACACTGGAGAAATGCCTAGTGGAGGTCACACCATGACCACCCCGCCAAGTGATGACCGTCTAAACGAACGCGTCATCTGTGGAGACTGCCTCCGCCCCTCGTGTAGAGGGTGCGGAAGGTAGTGTGATAGAATCAACCCCTAACAACTAGCAGACTGGAGAAATAACTATGTGTGGCATCGCTGGCTATTGCCTATCATCGCAAGACCATAAGACCGCAGACATTCACAACCTAGCGAGTCAAATGTTGCTCGACATCGAACACCGTGGCACACACGCCACTGGTTCGGCATGGATTGACCGCAAGAGTGGCGGGCGCATCATCCGCAAGGCACCGCTACCCGCGACTCACTATGTGCGCAAGGCAAACAACCTTTGCCATGGTGCGCAGACTGCAATCATGCACACGCGCTACGCAACGCAAGGCACGCCCAAGAACAACGCCAACAATCATCCCATCCCTCGCGGGCGTATCGTGCTCACTCACAACGGGCACATCAGCAATGACCGCGACCTGTTTAGACAACTTCGTATCAACCGCATCGGTGCTGTTGACTCAGAAGCGGTGACCGCCTTGCTCGCTTTCGGCAACGACCATCCGACCCAACTGCTCACTGAAATGGAGGGCACCGCCTCGCTCGCATGGATTGAGCAAGACAAGCCCGACATCCTGCACCTTGCACGGGTCAACTCATCCCCGCTTTGGATTGGGCAGACTCTCGCAGGCTCGCTCGTGTACGGGTCAACCGAGGACACTATCGAGAATGCATCTATCATGCTGGACTCAGACCTAGCATGGAAACACTCAGCCAACGAGGGCGAGTACTTCGTGGTCAAGGGTGGCAAGATTGTCGAGTTCGATACATTCAGACCACGCCGTGCTTATTCCGTCAAGCACTGGTGGGAGTACGATGGTTACACCGATGATGAGCAGGAGCAACTCGCCATCTAAGTAACCTCGTCCGGCTCAGCCCCTCGCCACAAGCGGGGGGCTTTGCTGTTTAGACGCACACTTCAGGCGGAAGCAGCGCCCCTGTTTAGACACACACTTTCTGACGACGAGAAGAGAAGCCACTGTTTAGACAATAAAAAAATTTGTTTTTATTCTGGAATGTTCTTGACTTTCGCTTGCACATCTGGGAATCTTTGCAAGTGGGAAAGCCCCGCACTGTAAGAGAAAGACTGGACAATGGAATCACTACTTATCTATGCGATGGTGGCACAAGTAGTCACGCTATCGCTACTTATCTACACAACCGTGCAACACGCACGCTTAGAGCGTGCCTATTGGGAACTCTACAAGGTCAACCGCATCAACCGCGAGCGCCTCGCCAACTCAGTAGAAAGACCATTCTAATGAACGAGTGCTACACATGCGGAGACGATGCAACATTCATCAAGGAAAGTGGCGGGCATTATGTGTGCCGTCAATGTATCCGAGACGGGAAGGACTTAGAGTAATGAGCATCAGACTGTGCGAGTCATGCGATAGCAACGAACTCGAACCCGAGGATGGCAGGCTCTGCGAATCATGCAGGCGGGAGTACAAGGAAAGCGAGAGTGTCTAAACACATGAGGTGCGGTGTCTGCGGTGACCACTACGGTGAGCGCACTATGACCAAACACTTCATGCTGTGCGAGGATGAAGGACTCGCACCAACCCCTACAATCAACGACATCAAGAAGAATCAAGAGGAGAGTGAAGCAAATGCCTAAAGAGGTAACCGGAATCGTGGTGTTCCCTGGCGGAACCTATGAGCGCAGAGTGTTTAGACAACTGGAAGATTACAAGTCTGCTGTCGAGGGACTCATCGAAATCATCCATCTCTATGACCACACTTACGACAAGGCGGTGGCGACCATGTACATAGACGAGGAAGGCAGACTGAAAGAAAGACCACGCATCAACGCTGTCGCAAGTGGCATCTCATTCCTGCTCAACAATGAATCAACCCTCTATGGCAACGCCATCATCGTAGGTGCGGGGGACGGTGAGGGTTACGACACCGACATTCCCGACTGGCTACTGAACTTCGTTGACCAAGTGGCAAAGGATGTGACCCATGTTTAGACGCATCGTTGCATCCATGCTCCTGGTTGTCGCAACCGTAGCCGTGGATGACCGCTTCTTCGATAGCCACACTCTGACGGTCACGGAGAAGGAGCGAGAACCTACCCTTAGTGGGACTGTCGTTGCCTACTACGAGAACGAGTACCAACGGTACGCTGTGGACATGCTCATCCAAATGGATAAGTTGGAGCAGTGGACATGTTTATACACACTTTGGATGCGCGAATCTAACTGGCGACCCAAGGCACTGAACAAGGACTCCGGTGCCTATGGCATAGCCCAGTTCATGCCCGCAACATGGGAGTTAGTAGGGCACAAGCGCACCAACAACGGCTTCGTGCAAGTGGAAGCAGGACTGAAATACATTCAGCGCAAGTACGGTGGCAACATCTGCAAAGCGCTCGGCTCAAACCTATCGAGAGGATGGTACTAGAAATGGTAGAACCCAAGCATCATGAGGTGCAGGATGTGCGTGAGGCAGGTGGCAAGGTGTACTACCAACTCAAGTACAACCCCGAGTTATTCAAGGATGCCTCATGCAAAGGCATGGATACCGAGGTCTTTTACCCAGACAAGGTATCGTTTACACGGGAAGAGGAGCGCTTCTATAACAATCTGTGCGCTCGCTGTCCGGTACTCGAAGCGTGCTTGGAGTGGGGACTAGCCCATGAGAACTACGGAATCTGGGGCGGTCTAACGCCAGCCCTACGCACGGAGTACCGCAAGGCACTCAAGTGGGGAGTCTCCGATTTGACTGCCGGAGCACACTTACCCCTATAATAGGTCAAGCACCCGCTACTTGGTTCCAGTCCCAGTGGCGGGTGCTTCTTATTTAGTCAGCGGATTTATCACCACGCACGATACGGTGCGCCCAGTTCAGACCAGCGTTCCATCCCTCCCAGTAACGCTTATCACGCAAGCAAGCGGGAGAGTCAACATCCGTCATCGCGTAATCAATCTTCTTATGAAAGCGCTCAAGGATATAGTTATGGAGTTCGTTGAATCGCTGGATGAACTCGTCATCAGTCATTGTCTAAACGCACTCCGCATGAGCATGAATAGATTTTCCGCCAAGTCATCAATCGTTCCATCGTTGTAAAGAACATGGTCAAACATGTAGTTGTCCATCGCAATCTCAGATTTGTGAGCATTGACCGCACTATGGTTGTGCCTGTTTATACGAATGACCTTGCCACCTCGTTGCTTGATTGCCTCTGCTTCATTAGGAAAGCGCACATCAGCAATCACTACTCGTGAGTCAGGTTCGATGTGTCTAAACGCCATGTCTATCCAGACATTCTCGCCAAACATCTTGCGCCCAACATCTGTACCAAAGACCTGTAGCAATCTGCGAACCTCGGGGTTCTGCTTAGCCATGTCCCACCCGTAGTCCTCTACATAATGTGAGACATGGGTGATGCTGTCTATCTTGGGGTTCAGGGTGAGGATAGCCTCACGCATAGGGTCAGCAAATGATATGCGCTTGAACTCATAGTTTAGACATAGCAACTCAGCCACTGTGTCTTTACCGCTTCGGGCATATCCACTCAGTCCGATAATCATTGGTTGTCCTGCTCTCTTATCTCTTGTCGTGCCTGTTCATTGGACATGCGCCGTCTCCTGCCATACCACACTGGCGCTTCACCGCCAAGCCTGTCTTGTAATCTCACGAGCGCACGCTTGACTCTCTTGCGCACCGCCTCTTCGGATGCGCCCAAAGATTCGGCAAGCGCACCAAACTCCATACCACCATTGGCATACCTCAGCCGCAGCAGTTCCCTGTCCTGGTCGTTTAGACGGTTCAGCCCCGCCGCTACATCTGAAAGCAAAGCCATGCGATTGCCACCCTCGCTCGGCTTAGCCGAGTGCGAGACGAACTCATTAGCCATGTCGGGCGTATCAGTCCAGCCTTGGTGTGTCCACACATCACGAAGCAACTCGTGCAATACCTCGAGGGTGTAGTAGAACGAGTCAGTGATAGGTGTACGGGCATGGCGCGAGCGCTCCTTAGCCACATACTTTTGCGCTTCATTGTAGAAAGTCTTACGCAACTTGTACTTGAGACTCTCCTCTGCCTGCCACTGTTCTACCTTGTGCCAGTGCTCCAGCGCCCAAAGGGATAGGTGTTGGTACATATCATCAGCGGATACCAGCCCGCGGTGCATACGATTACTACGCGCCGTCACTTGCTTGGCTACACCGTATATGGTTTCCCATACCTTGTCTTGCTCATCCATCTTTCTGCTCAGCCTTCTCGTTCTTGAGTTTCCTCATAGCCATCAGCAAATCATCAACGGTTATGAGATAGCCCTTGCTCTTGTTCGGTGGGATGTCGCATGTAATCTCACGCCCAAACTCCTGCACTGCGTAGAGCACATGTGATGTAGGTACCATCAGCACGCCCTGCTCCAGCACGAAAGCCCAGTAGTCAGCGCCCGTCACCATGATGCCTGACTTCTCCCACGATTGACTGCTCAAATACCAGCACTCAACCTCAACATAAATGTTGTTAGTAACCCACCACTTTCTATCCCGCTTGACTTCTACCTTCTTGCCGTTGGTCAACAACTCTTCGACCAGTTGCTCACCCTTACGCCCGTACCCAAAGTCCAAATCAAATGATGAGTTCTTAGCCATGTCTAAACACCCATCCGTTTCCGCAATCCATCTGCTCCTTCGGCAAGGTACACATCGTTCACATCGGAACCCTCCGGCATAAAGACGGGGAACACATTGTCTAACTCTCGGCTAATGTTCTTAGCCATCTCTCGTCCCGCATTGTCGCCATCGCAGAAGAGCATAATCTTTTCCCAGTCCGCAAGGACACGGGAGTAAAAAGGTTTCCAGTTGTTAGCACCAGGCAAGCCAACTGCAGAGAAGCCAACCTGTGTAGCGATGACTGTATCTATCTCACCCTCGCAAATGACGAGCACATCACTGTCACTCGAGAGTGCCTTGACATTGTAGATATGTGTACTTGCACCAGGTCGAGACATGTACTTCGGTCCGGTATCTGCGTTTAGACTGCGGAAGCGGATGTCGATTACACCTGATGGCGTGAGGTAAGGGATGGCTAACTTACCGATGTAAGGTTCATGCCCCGTCTCCGGAAGTCTTACGAAGCCGAGGCGGAACATACGAGCCGTCTCCTCCGTTATACCGCGACTCGCCAGGTACTCGAGAACCATTCCGAGGTTTTGCTCGTAGTTCTCCGTGGCTCTCTCCAGTGATTCTCTCTGCGATTTTGACAGCCTCGCCATACTTTACTCCTTCTCGTTTCATAATCAACGAATAAACATCTCCAGCCATATCACAAGCAAAGCAGCGAAAGCCACCGTTGTCTATGTTTAGACGGGCAGACTTTACATGGTCGTTGTGGAACTGGCATCGAACCGACTGCCACCCACCACGGTTACTTGGAATGGTAAATCCATAGTGCTCAAGGACTCTAACGATGTCGTGCTTAGAGGTTTGGGAGGACACTGTTGAGCCTCTGAACGACATAAGCATCTCCAATCGGACGGTTGCTTGCCTTGATAATGACCAAGGGTGCTGGCATTACTGCCAAGTTCTTTTGTAGTTTGTAGTTGAGTGCCTCTACCTCTGCTTCACGAATCCAGCCGGATAGGTCAATGCGCCCATCCCTGCGTGGTGCCTTCGCCTCGACAATGTAGATGCCATTCACCCCTGGTACGAACACATCGCCAACATCATTACGCCCTGCTCGGGGTAAGCGTTGTGCGTTTAGACTGTTCTCAATAAACCAGTCAGCAAGTTCAATCTCGAATGTTGCACCCCTTCTCTTGTTACTCTTTTGTTGGCTCATCGGCTTCCTTCCAGAATAGTTTGTAGTAGTCATGGTCAAGGCTAAAGCGTTTCATGTGCTTGACCAGCGCACCCGTGTGTGCATGCAGTGGCACGCCAGCATCCTTCATCTTGCGGAAGAAGATAATGTCCTCGCCTACGAAGTGGTCATCGTCATTACTTGCAGCAGTCTCGGTAAAGAACGACACCTTGCCGTGCTTCTCTCGCATCTTGGTGATGACCGACTTGTGCATCAGCACGAAACCAAAGCCAGCCTGGTCAACTTCGATGACTTGATTCTCGGGCAGAGGGTGCACGAATCTAATCTCGAACTCACCAACATTGTGGAAGATGGCAGGAAAGGGCTTCATCAAAGCCCCCTCGTTCTCCTTCGAGATAAAGTAAATGCCAGTCACCACGGGTTTAGACACCTTGTCTGCCGTTGCCCACAGTTTTGCCATGGCATCAAGGGTCAGCACAATGTCTGAATCAACCCACAATAGCCAGTCTGTTTTCATGTGGTCAGCCCAGTGGTCAAAAAGGACTTGGCGTTGTCTGCCAATCTGATTACCCTGCACCCTGATACTTGTCGTGATACGCATACCGTTGTTGGGTCCAGCGATGATGGCAGTCATCAGACCCTCGGTAAACTTGCCATCGGTCAGACCGTTATCGCACCAACCGATTGCCACGGTGTCGTTCTTGGCTATCATGTTTCTCCTAAAGTTTTCTGTCGAAGTCAATCCACTCTTGGGTAATGCGCTCCCAGGAGAAGTTCTCGTTTACATGCCTCATGCTTTCCTCTGGATTCCACTCACCCTTGAGTATCTTCTCGATGCCAAGGTTGAGGGCAGAAGCAAATATCATCTCGTGCTCTTGTATGTTGTCCTCGTACTCATAGACCACACCGTTGTTATCGCCCACCTCGGCGAGCGCACCGAAGTCTGGATACACACACAGGTTGCCAGCACTCATGCTTTCTGCCAGCGATAGGCAGAATGTCTCAAGGTAGATGCACGGGTAGGCAAAGATGTGTGAGTTCTCCACCGCTTCCATGACCGTAGCCCGTGGGGTTTTCCAGAAGAAGCGGACACGCTTATCAATCTCAGACTGGTCACCCTTGAAGTGGATGTCTGGGTTGTAGTCGTTGTACACCTCAAGCCTAAAGTCATGCTCGATATGACGGAGGGCATCCATCAAGATAGGCAGACCTCGGTACGAGGTTGAGGTATGGATAATCCGAATCTGCTTGGTACCAGATGTAATACCATCGAACTTATCCTGTCTAAACGACAATGGAAAGATGGCGTTGGGTATCACATGGATTTGGTCCAAGGATAGGTTGAGTTCATTGGCAGTGTTTATCTTGTGGAAGATAGAGGGGACCACAACATACTTGATGCGCTCAGCAAACTCTGGCTTACCGATGACTTCTTCAACATAGGCTGCATTGAACTGAGTCTTGAGATTGTGCAACCAAAGCACAACATCCCTGCCATCCTCGATGATTGCTGGCATCTTGGGTGTTAGTCCAGGCGCAATCATGCAGAGGTACTTATCAAGGTTGACCATGTGGGGTAGCACAAGTCGCTCCCAAGTTTTAGCCATGTACTCAGTGCCACCGTACACATCCTTGGCGTAGTTGAATGGCATCTCCATAGTTATTCCTGCTTCAACTTTTCGTCTAACGCACGGTCTGCATGGTCAAGCAACTCCATCGAGTTCTCTGCTACTTCCTTGAAGGACTCAGCGATGAACTTGAGTTGGGCTGCTATTCCCCGTTTATCTTCTTCTCCACATCCACAGTCTGAGATGAGGTGGTCAGACATTTGGCTAACATAATCAGCGAACTGGATGGACTCCAGCCATACTGCGGAAGGGTCATAGACTTTTCTTGTCGCTTCATCAATATGTTCCACAAGAGATGGAAGTTCATTGAGTAGAGATTCCTTCATCTGTGCTGGCATCTCCGACTGCATCACTGCTTCCATCATCATCTCTGGAGTAACTGACAGTGCCGACAGAAGAGAGTTCTGCCCACTCACTTTCGGAGAGTTCTTGGAACTTCCCCGTTTCTTTCTCCTGCCAAACATAGGTTCTCCAACCAATAGTCCATAGGTAGTTCTTTGGTGTAAACGATAAGTGGTGCTTCATGTCCTCGAGGAGAGGCTCTGTTGGTACTGCAACATTTGTATCGTCATGCTTGGCGAGCATCTCGCCCGCGTTCTCGACAATCCTTAGTATGTACTTCTCACTCATGATTGCATCAAGTCCAATATCTGCATACTTGCAGGTTCGTAGGACAACCACACGGGCGAAGCGCCAGTGGCATCGGCTGGTCCGTATCTATTCTTGACAGCACACACACCCATGGATGCGATTTGTCCGTGCACTGTAAGTATCAGGCTCGGGGTCTGGGCGACCTTGCCATGCAGAGAACTGCGTGGAGGACAAGGGTTTCCAGGGACACCTTCGCTTGTATGATGGCATACCACCACCGCTGCGCCAGTCTCTCGTGCCCACCACTTGAGTTCACGCATGAGGGTGCGAAGCCCGCCCCACTCATCCTGCCCATCAAGGGTGACATCAACAGCGTTATCCAACACAATCAACTCGACATCCTTACCCAAGCGCTCGCGTGATGCGAGGATAGAATCCTCAACATCACGAAGCGTTGGTGCAGAATCAAACTCCCAGTAGATGTGGTCGGCAGAGCGAAGCATTTGCCCCGCCCATTCCCTATCACTTTCCATAAGAGGTTCGACTTCTCCTTGAGGCATGCCTGTAATCATCGCCAGCAAGCGCAAACTCATCGTGTGAGAGTGTGTATCTGCTGAGATATACAGTGTTGGGACGGATGCTCTGACAGCAAGCGAGAGCGCCAGTGTGGATTTACCAGCACCAGGCGGACCCGCAATCATGCTGACTTCGCCCCGTCTAAACGCTATCTGCTGCGCAGCCAGGGTGTGCCACACTGTTGGCAGTGTCGCTCCACCCTGAGATGCAGTTTTGATAGCGCGTGATAAGAGGCGCATGGGTTATGCGTTCTGCCTGTTCTTACAAGCCTGAGCCTGTGGGCGTGGGCATGCGTAGAAGGCACGGTATGGCTTGCC